CTCCGTTTGGGTGTAGTTATCTCGAAGTACTGGTCAACCCCTCTGGGAGCTGCGAATAGCCCAAACGGAGTTCCTAATTCAACATCCCCTATTCTTTTGGCGTACTCTAATTCTTGCCATGTGTTAGGGGGCATCTTCTCATCAAAGAAACCTACCTTTTCTACCGCTTTACGGGTAAACATTGAAAATGAAGACACAAAGTCTGTATAGTATTGAATGTATCTATCCTCATCGAATCCTATGCGTTTATTTATTCCCCCTCTGGCCCACATTAACGCATGAATACCTGTAGCTTCTGAAGTTTCTATGAATTTCTCGTAAACTTGGTCGTCTAAGACTTTGCAGTTATCCTCGACTAAAAAGAAGTAATCTTTGTCTGTTTTAAGCATTTCACGCAGAGCTTTGTTTTTCTCTTTTGCTATATCCCCCGAAAGAGAGATTGTTTTGGTGCAGTATTTAAGCATAAAAAAAGCCCACGTCCCTTCAGACGTGAGCCCGATCTACAAATGGATCAAGACCCTTAAATTAACCTATCAGGTCGCATTATATCACAACCAGACAAGGATATATAGAGGGTCTAAAGAGCTAGGATGAGGCTTTCGCTTATTTTATAGAAGACTTTACCTTTTGTATTGATCACCAATCTACTTACGCCACCACTAGAAATCGACGGTGTAGGTTGACTACTTACTAAACTGATAACACCCGGGGATACAGTAACATACCTTACTGTATCGACCGTTGGTGATGGTTGTGTTCCAATTAAACTCTGTACACCTACACTTATTGTCTTATCTCCGCCCATTGAGACATCGGGAGAGAAACTTGTAAAAGTAAGTGTTTGAACATCGGGACTTACACTTACGCTCTCAGTGGCTGTTATATTTGCCGTTGGTTGGCTAAATGTCGCACTTTGAGCACTAGGAGAGGTTGTAACGTCTGCTCCAGTTAAAACTTGTGGGCTGATTTGACTAAGTGTTCCAGACTGAACATTAGGACTTACTGTTTTATCTGCCGTTGCAGTAACTGTCGGACTAGCTGTACTAAAGGTAGCCGATTGGACTGTCGGGCTTACTGTCGGGTTCTTAGTTGTTGTTATTGTAGGACTAACTTGAGAAAAGGTAGCTGATTGAATGCCTGCACTTACTCCGTCCCCTACTGTAATCTGAATACTTTGTTGACTAAAGGTTGCGCCCTGAACGGCTGGGGAGACTGTAACACTTTTAAGGGCTGTAATCGTTGGGGCTGGTTGAGAAAACGTACTAGATTGTACCGAAGGGCTAACTGTTTTGTTGGCTGTTACTGTAACCGTTGCTGCTGGTTGACTACCTGTTAAGGTTTGTACTCCTGCGTTTACTGTTACATTGGTAACAGAATTGGGCATTATCTGAAATCCAATTACTCCAACGGGATCGTTTGCTGTTGAAATCGTACCTCCTGTAACAGTCCCAGGGTTAGCAGTAGGGGTGCAGGTTTGAAGTCCTAATTGTGAGTCTGGGGTGGTGGCACTCTGGGCATATTCGGCAACCGCCTCAGTCCAATCTCCACCTGACTCACCCGTAGCACTAACCAATCCGTTATCGTCTGCCTGAAAAATACAAGCAACAGCTAACGCACCGACAGTTGTTGTGGTTACAGTTGGAAAGGCTGGGTCAGTGGCATGATATTGGTGGGCAAAACTACCCGAAGGAACAATTTGACTAATCGTTCCAGAGGTTCTTCCACTAAAGCTATAAATCCTTCCGGTACGCATTGTGGTAACTGCAGGAGTGCCGAAAGATATTGCGTCGCTATCTTCATCACCAATAGCTATTTTTCCAAATATCCAATGCTTATAAAGGTTTGCCCCCATCACATACCCATCGGTTGTTAAGAGAGTCCAGTCTGCGGGGGTTGATGGGGTAGTCGCCACGCCCTCATAAGCTACATGGGCAATTAAAACATCCCCAGCGTCAACCGTCGCTGGACAAGTTGGGTTTAAGTCTCCACTACTCGCTTCAGTAGTTACACCATTCCCCTCACCTTTATATGCGACGGCCATTTATACACGCAAACACGGACTTAGTTAAAGCCCGTGTCTGTCTCTCCTTTCGTTATTCTTTACCATTGGTTAAGGTCGGAGTTATTGGAAGTTAAGTATTTTAAGAAGTTCGTCGTAGTTTATTTCTTCCTTACATCTAGGACACTTTACTTTAAAATCTTTACTTCTAACTCCATCTAAATGTCTCGTTGTCCAGAGTTCTAGATTTTCAATTCTATTATCGGATTTATTACCATTTATATGGTGTATTTTTTCCCAAGGTAGTAAATATCTACCTAGTTCCTTCTCCATTACTAAACGGTGCTCAAAAACATATTTACCACCGACAGCGTTCGGATGTGTTGGAACGTGCACTTTTCTATATCCTTTAAAGTTGATTTTTCCACCACTCCAGTTGTAATGTTTGTATCCTTTTATCCCATATCTTTCGGGATTGTATTTTCCCGCACATTTTTTGGAACAAAAGTTACCAAACAAACCCTGACTCATTCGAGAGGGAACAACTGTATATTTTTTACTACAATATTTACATTCCCTCTCTACGAGCCGAGTGTGCCATCCGGTTACTCTATTAACGAGCCACCATTGTCCAAAGGAATCTTTTTCTTTTATATACTTTGTCATTTGGTCATATTATATACTTAATTATAACCTAGTGCAAGTATACCAACCTAATTCAAATTTATGATCCCCTCTGAGTTCCAACTCACGGTAAATGTTCCACTTGAACTTACTTGGTATGAACCAAAATCAAAGTAACAAATCAAAGCCGATGCGGCTGTTGTGTCGTATAGAACTGCTCCATACGCTGAAAGTGAAGACGAAGCCCATATAACATCTGCTCCATCCCACACACCCTCGTCTCCTCCGTTATCTTGTGAGACTGAGAGTCCTGACAATGCTCTTCCACCTGCTGTATAACCTGTTCCGGTTATTTGGCCTGAAACATCTGAGATCTTTTTGTGAGTATCAATGTTTGGTGTGTAGGCTTGATAGACCAACATCACTTTAACTGAATCATTATCGAGATCCATGTCTCCGTTCATTATCTGCTTCTTAAAACTGTTGTAAATTGCGTTTGCCATCTAAAATCACATCCTTCCTTGAACACCCATCTTTATTGCATCCAGGCGTATAGTAATATTCTTTTGTAAATCTTTACACATTTTATGTACTAATTTCTGCTCATCCTCTACCCAAATAAATATATTGTCTTTAACTTTTCCCTGACACATAGAACAAGTCGGTTTTCTCATGAGTAAGTCAAGGCTGTCAGATCAGTTGCTACGTTGTCGAAATTACTGTCCCCATTCGCAAAAGTAATTACCGTTCCTGTCGTTTCGTCAATCTTTTTAACTTGCCACTTAGCCGTTGCCTGAGGTGTACCTGGTGCGGCTATGGCTAGGTAAGTAACCGATCCCACAACTGTAATCTTTACAGCTACAGCATCAGCTTGATTGCGTGTTAGATTCACTCCGTCATATCCTAGAGGTTCTGCTGTAGGAACCTTAAAAGTATCATCAAATCCCCAATTCTGCATCGCTTGGGGTGTGTATCTGGTTTTAGAGAACGTTGTCATGTTTTCGTGTTTCTAAACTTTTTAGGTATTTAACAAATTCCGATAGCTTAATTATTCTTTGGGCTTGTGATTCTATCTTGTCGATACCTGCAAACTTCTCCAAGTTCTTTAGTTTTTCTTTGGCTTGCTTAATTGTGTCTCCCATTTCCCCGCTTTTAACTAATCCTTTAAGATAGTCTTCAATAACTTGTACATCCTCAACCATATCTGCCTCATCCCATGTCAACTTAATGTCTAAATAGTCCGCAGTGAAGGGGAGTTTATTTTCTTGCTCATACATAGTGAAAAGTGGGTCAACCAATGGGGTTGTATTAACCTCAGGCTTGGGGGTTACCTTGTTTTCAGCCACAACGGGTTCAGGTTCCGGTGCTGACCTAAATGTTGTCGATGTATCATTCATTTTTATACTTACTATGCTTATTTACATAATCGTTGATGTCTAAAACATTTCCTGTTCGTCCTGCTTTCATTTCTCTAACTAAAGACTTTCTCATAGATCTAATGGCCGAGGTTTCGTTGACTATTTTCTTTAGACTCTCTTTAGCCAACTTTCGATAGTGTTCGGGCGTAAGAGGGTCGTCTATTGTTCTTTCTAACTCCATCACATCCTCCACCCTGTCCTCCGGCACTCCATACCTGTCTTTGGTTACAATATACCTAATTTCTCTTAATCTTTTCTCTGCAACCAACTTTTCCTCCTCTAATTTGTTAGAGTCTTTAAGTATGGCTACTAATTTAGTTACTTCTAGTCCGTAGTTCACTTTTTCTTTTTAACCTCCTTCTCAACTGGCTCTACTAAGGCTTCAAGTTTTTCCCACTCTGCTGACTCCGCTCCGGTCTTCATTTCTATCTTCCTTAGTTCTTCTAATCTTTCAATTTGTACTGCTGTCATCATATTTATCACCTCTTTCCTGTTTGTTTTGAGTGGAAACCAAGAGCAGTTGCCACTCATACAAACACTTAAGCCGACCTAAAGCTGTAGCCCCAAGTCGAGTTAAGAACCTTTGCTACATACGAACCAGCCCATGCAATATCAACCCACCTTCCGGTGACGTTGTTAGAGTCGGGGCCAGAAACGATATATAACTTTGGTTGATCCCCTTCTAAATCATAAGCACCGAATGAATCGGCACCATGAATGAAGTTGTAGTAGGTCGTAACGGTTGAGGATGAGCCTGTTCCAACTGCCGACATTTTGTTTGTCGAGAGCAAGAATCTAACTCCATGAACCTCTCCGATCTCACCATTGTACAAATCTTTCGGATCTGTGTACTGTCTGACTCCCAGCCATGTAGAGTCGGCCATAAGTCCTGTCTTAGACACCGGTTGCACTTTCCCGATGTAAAATCCATCTGGATAGCGTTGAGCCTTTGCTGATTCAAGATTCTGTACGACTGTTCTAACGTCTGTTAAGTCCAGTGTGTCTGATGTTTTGATAGATGACGCTTTTTTGCTATTCGCAAAGCCGGCTGTAAAGCCTGCCGATAGAGCGTTACCCGTGAGTCTGTCGATGGTTTCACCCATGTTTTGACCCAAAACCTCTATATTCTCTGCATTGTTTTTATCAATGCCCACTAAGGTCAAGAATTTAGAAATCTTCCCACGATTTCCGTACTCAGCGAGAGTACATGAAACTGCGGAACCTTCCATCAAAGACACTGCTGGGTTTGCACCTTCCGAAAGTGCTGTGGTCGCCAAACTCATTGGAGTCTTTCTGTTAAAGACAATGCTCTTTCCAGAGTTTTTCCCATGAGTAGACTTCTGCGCACCTTCTGACAATACTATGCTTGCCTTTGCTCTTTTGAGAAAGATCTTCTCATAATACGTCATCACTTCGGTTGATAAATCACCAGTTGTTCTGTTTAATGCTTCTGCCATTTTGTTTGTAATAATCTACGACTCTTTTGAGTTCCTCTAAATTATTACGATATATTCACCTCCTTCTACTAAAACATTCACCCTACACCTGTAAGGTAAAGCCAATCTCTTAACGGGGTTTCTCTTAATGATAGACCTCGCCAAGTTTCTTCTTCATCTCCTCGATGCTAAGCTCAGAAAACGGTTTCTCTTGTTCCTGAACCTGCGTAGGTCTCATGGCTTGCTGGGATACCTGTTTAGTTATCGTATCCGCTTGACCTTGCGCTTGTTTGTCTACAGCTTTTTTGTAGG